TTAGTCGTATTTTCTAATCGCAACTTATCACCAGTAAATTTGATAATCAGCTTCAAATCGTGGCGTTGGTAATACGGATCAATATCAATATCAGATGGATTATAAACTACAATATTAGCCTGGTTCACAAAATGGTATTGTGGCTTTTCTCCGGCCAGCAAGTGCATGCCAAATTGCCAATCATCATTTAATTCTGTATTTTCTAGTGCCTCACTACGTAAAAGCGAATACTTATAGCCGGTGGGGTTTTCAAAAGGTATCGTAAACACTGCGTTATAAGAACCTTGTTCAAATGGCGCAACCTCAAAGTTAGCGGCACGAACATATTTAACAATAGCTGGCTCGCTATCAGTCCGAATACGCATTAATTGCTTATTAAAAAAAAGCCTAAAAATCTTGGCTTTAGCAAGTTTATAATCTAAATAATTATCAAAAGTTAGCATAAAATTGGCATTAACAATCGATTGCCCGTAAATTGCTGACTGAAAAACGCCGCCATCTCGCCCTGTATCGGTTTGATATGTGTTGGTTATGGTGGGATTTTCGTCATCGCCCATAAAGTCCAAGCCTTTAATTACTTTAGAAACGTCCACTTCATCATTTTCGCCTACCTTAATTTTCATCCATGGCATTTGCAAGTATAATCACCTCTCTATAACGCCTGAAAATCTGACATAATCTGATCGTTGCCCATAATTTTATACAAGTCATTTAAATTGCCTGATTTTCTCATTGCTTGTAATTGCTGGCCATTTATACCTAGTAATTGCGTGAATAAATTGATGAGTGTATCAAGCCTCTTCTCTAAACCAGAAACATCAGCCTGGGTTGTTTCAGCACTACTAGTCATGCCACCGTCTTGCTGTTTAAAATGAGCCATTGTTTTAGCTAATAATTCATAAGCACGGGATCGCTTGGAAATATCCCAAGGAATAATCGATTCCGGCTGATTGCCTTCAGCGATATGTGCAAATTGCTCATAACCGACAATACCGCCATTAGCATAGCCATGGCCTTGACCAAGGAACGAGAGACTAGAACCATAACGCTTTTTAGCATAATGTAGCGCTGCTAATAAATTATCATAACCGTTCATTATGTCGCCATGCCCAGGAAATGCATTTGCTCTAAATGTACCCGGCTTGGTCTGCATTAGCCCCGTTGCATTACCATCGGCTAAACCATCATTACCACCTACAGCATTGGGATTTCCACCCGACTCAGTATTAATTTGTCTTAGAACTTTATTGATCATCGCTTGACTAGTACTCAGCCCATTAGCTTTTAATGCCTTTTTAACCTGGTCTGCCCATCGTTGAACACCAGATCCACTTGGGTTGCCTTCACTACCACCAGCATCATCCCCCATTATGGGTGACAAAAACTTAGCTACCCACTTGAATACACCGGATAAGTTGTTCCATAAGGGAGTTAATAAACCATGTTTACCATTAACTGACTTTTTCTTACTGCCACTTGTTGAACCAGTCATATTGAGCAAATTTAACCAACCAGATGTTGAAGCCCCGGAGATACTAAATGGATTGTGTTTGGACACACCAATATGGACATGGGTACCACTACTACCTAATCCGGCAATCTTGCCACCAGTTTTAACATCATCACCGGTGTTAACATAAGTCGGAGCACCAGAGTTGTTTTTACCGTTAAATTCCTGATAAATTACATAATAGCCATCGTCACCTTTCGTAACGATATTTTGACCAATCCCACTAGCACCGCCCCAGCCTGCCGGAGCACCGCCAGAACGGATAACTTTACCACCATGAACTGCATGGATCGTTTTAGCACCAGAAAAATCAACACCATCATGTTGCGAATAACCGCCGCTGACGGCACCACGATTACCAAAGCCGGAAGTTACACTCCAACCAGAACCAGGCGAATGGGCCCAATTTCCACCTTCAGCACTACCTTCAGTTGCAGTGTCTTTGATCTGTGACCATAATTCTTTCCACCAATCAGTCACTTGAGTAGTTGTTGACTTAAACATTCCTTTAGCTAATCCCTTAGGCGTATCACCAGCAATTGAATCTGTTTTGAAATTAGTTATTGCCTTGATTGAGCTCATTGGATCAGTAATTATTTTTTGCGCAACTTTAACTAAGTCAGCTGCTTTACTAACTGCCCCAGTGATTCCGTTAACGATACTTTCAAATCCACCAACAATACCACCATCAGCAAAATGTGTTTTAAGAATAGGTGCTGTCTCGCTGGCCTTAGTGACAACTGAACCAACTGGAACCATTTTACTAACATTATGTCCAGTCGGAATTTCAGAATGACCATCCGGATAAGTGATCATCTCACGATTATCTGTTTCTGGGCTGTCAAAACCATCATTGACAATAATATTGCGATATGCCTCGCCGCCAACAATACCACCGTTAGCAAACTTGACATGTCCAATAGTACCAATGACGTTTTTATCTGCACCAAATTTTTTTAACAGTGAATCAATGCCGCTGATACCACCGTTAACGATATCAATCATGCCATTGATACTTTTGCCAGCATGCTTTTTAATCGAACTCCACATCTTGGAAAAAATGTTCTTAATACCATCAGTCATCCCTTGCCAGCCGCCAGTAAATTTACTATTGAATTTGTCAAACCACCCCAGCATGTTACCACCAAAGTTACTAGTAGAACGTAATGACTTGGTCCACGCACTACCTAGTGTATTTTTGGCGTTATTCCAATGATCATTCCAAGTTCTACTAAATGACTTCTTAAAGGAGTTCCATTTGTTGTTGACGTTACCAAAAAAGTTACCAGTATTTTTTACTGACTGGTTCCAATTACGGGCCATATTATTTTTGGTACTATTCCAATGGTTATTCCATGATTTACTAAACGACTTTTTAAAGGAGTTAAAATTCTTATTTACATTGCCAAAAAAGTTCTTTGTATTCTTTTTTGATCTATTCCAGTCATTCGACATGGTTCTCGTAGCATCATCCCAATGCTTCGACCATGATTTATTAAATGACTTTTTCCATGAATTAAATGAGCTAGAAACGTTGTTCCACCATTTGCCAAACTTCGACTTATTGAAAGCTTTACCAGCATCATTGACTTGTTTATCAAAAGCTTTGCGCAAACCCATTTTTTGAACGTCTTTAGAGAATCCTTTAGCCCACTTAGTCACATTTTTGCCGGTTTTAGTATCCTTTAAAAACCACGTTGCTAAACCTGCAAAGGGGTTAACCAGACTGGCTAGAATCTCGGTTTTATGTTTCGACACAAATTTGCCGGCGCCTTTACCCCACTTACTAATGGTATTACCGACAGATGATAACTTCTTACCAATCGCTTTTTCCCAGCCAAATTTTCCAGTAAACAGTTTCTTCATGTTTTTGCCTAAACCATTAACAGCATCACGGAATGGTTTGATATGTTTATAAGCATAAATAAAGCCAGCTGCCAAAGCTGCAATTGCCGTAACTACAAGTCCAATTGGATTAGCCTTTGCTACTAAGTTAAATGCCTTTTGTGCCGCTGTTAATGTTCCTTGAGCTGCAGCGGCAGTTCGATTCGCTTTACTAAACTGACTAGCCCATTTAGCTGCCTGAGAGATAATGATCAATCCACCAACGGCTGGTTTCAGCACAGTTGCTGCTTTTGAAGCCACTAGCATACTAGCCGCAACTTTAGCAAATGTTTTTGGATGTTTCGCGGCCGCATTGCCAACCAATTTAATGACCGGCTCTAAATCTTTTAGTGTTTGTGTAAACACCTTAATTCCAGTTGCGCCACCAGATTTAAAAGCACTTGTTAAATCCTTAATATTACCTTTGTTTTCAACAATAACATTGCCAAGTGTGTTAATACCGGTATGCAATTTAAAAATAGCTTTATCTAAGATATCGCCAATGTTTATTTTTTTTGCCCCACCGAATGCCTTGGTTATACGTTCTACTTGAAAAACGAGTGTACTACCTAAATCGGCAAATTCCTGTTTTGTATTTTTATCACCAACCCACTTAGAAATTTGACCTAAGAAAGGATTCCGCATTTTACGGATTGGTGAAACTACAGCATCTAGTAATGCTGGCGCTTGAGCTTTAATTTGACGAACCATGCCTGGTGCAGTTTTCATCAAGTTTTCAGATGCTTCTTGATATTTGCCGCCCAACTGCTCCATGACAGTTTGAGCGTCCTTCGCAGAAATCTTTCCGGCACTCATCTCGTCACGCAATTCAGCCATTGTTAACTTGGAATTTTTTTGAACTTTTTGTTCATACTTTAACAGCGCTTCACCATACATAGGTAACGCATCAGTAATGTGATTGAAATCACCTAGCTGTAACAGGCTAGAACTCATCATATGAGTAAAGTTTAACCCTAAGTTTTTCGTATTTTCACTAGACAAACCAACAGCGTCAGCCATTGTTAAAACGGAACTGGTTAGTTTCTTAGTCGCCGGTTCATTATTCAGCACATGGTAGAATTGCTGATTTAACTCGTCAACAATATTGATATTTTGGCCAAAAGCAACCGATAATTGATTACCCATGTCGACCATAGCTTTACCTTTTTTGGCACTGCCCGTTAAAGTATTCCAAGTCGCTAACATGGTTTGCTGTTTATCATCGTATTCTTTAACCGCATCTGATAGTTCACTAAAGTGTGCTTGAATAGCCCCTAGTGCACTGGTGATACCATTAGATACTAAATTTGCACCTAGGACTTTGCTAAATAAGTTGCTGGTTCTTTCAGCCTTTTCATTAATACCAGTTAATTTTTCTTTAACACCGCTCAAAAATCCACTGGGTGTCTTTCGTAGTTTTTCGTTGACCTCTGTCAATTCACTGCGTGTTTTTGCTAAAGCCGTTGCTGTCTCATTTGCACGAATTTTCTGAGTTTGATAAGCACTAGAACTTTTGCCTGTTGATTCAGCTAGCCGGGCTAACTCATCAGCTTGTTTAGCATACTGTTCCTTAAGATTAACAGCACTACTACCCAAAGCACTTTGTCGCTCTTTAAGTGCTGCAGTTTCCTTGCCCTCAGCCTTAAGCCGTTCAACATAACTAGACGAAACCTTGTTCATTGAAGCATAACTGCTTTGTAATTCAGCCAAACCAGATTTTTGATATTCTAAACTACTCTTAGATCGTTCCTGTTGAGCTGATAAGCTTTGTAATTTATTTTCGGCACTAGCAATCTGCTTTTCATACTTCAAATACGACTCAGAATTTTCGTTAGTGGTACCCTTTAATTCGGACTGTTTTTGCTTCAAACCGTCGATCAACGTTTGTTGTTGTCTCATGGCATTGCCTAGTCCGTTATATCTGGCTTCGGCGGCCTGCAAAGCGTCCCCGGAGCTGCGCAAGTTGGCCTCTTGAGCTTTCCAGCT